CCATATTTTGAATAAGGAAGTTATGAGAGCAATTTTAGTAGTAATGTTTTTCTTTGCTTTTGTTACGACACTAAAAGCACAAGTTTCTAGTGTAACTGGGCAATACCTACAAGATAATAATATCCTTCTTAATCCGGGCTTTGAGTCAGGAATAGGAAAATGGGTAAATAGTGTAGGTACTTTTACAGCGGATTATACTAATTTTGTCCAAGGCAAAGCTTCTGGAAAAGTAGTTTTATCATCTCAGACATTAGGATTTACTCAAGATTCAACTTCATTTGTAACTGCACTTTCTGACGGTGTGCAGGGATTAGCTAGCGTTTACATTAAATCAAATTTTGCTGCGAAAGTTTGTTCAAGAAGTGCAGGTGTAACATCGTCCACAAACTGTGTTGATGTTATAGCAAACAATAAATGGGCATTGTATAAAGTGCCTGTAATTTTAGGGTCTACTTCTAATGGTATATCTATAGCAACAAGTGGTGCCGTAACAGGTACTATTTATTTTGATGAATCTTTTGTTGGGATTGTAGATATTACAGCAAATGTTGATGATTCTAAAATAGCAGGTGAAGCTTATTTTGCAGGTACGGTTAACTGTCAATGGTCAAGAACATCAACAACGGTAGGATCTTTTCCTGCTGATACTGATTGTCCTGGGCCCACAATTGTTTATCAAAACATGGGACAATGGCAAACAACGGACTCAGACTTGCCAAGGGTTACAGTAAACAATTTACCTGCCGGTACTTATAAAGCAACTTTTACATTCATGAACAATGTTACTTCTGGGAACCCTGCTTTATCAATAACAGATGGGACGACTACTTGTGAGCCAGTCCCAGGAAATGGTTCAACAACTTCAAACGCTTTAAATACTGTTTCATGTTCTTTTCAATATGTGTCTTCTGGAAATAGATCTTTTGAAATTGTTACCGGTGCAACTGCCGGAGCCGTTGTTGTTGCAAACTCTGTTACGACTCCAAGAAGTGGAACTAAATTTCAACTTGAATATTTTGGATCGTCTTCAGTCTACACATCAACAAACGCTGACACAGACTGGGCAAGCTGTGGGTTAACAGGATCTGCGTTTACTGGATTTGGCACGTCTGTTCCTACCCCTTCTTTGCATTGTAAAAGAGAAGGTGGAGATTTATTAATAAAAGGAACATTCACAGCAGGAACTACTCCGACGGCGGTTGAGGCTAGAATGGCTTTACCTACATGGAATGGTGTGCAGTTAACAAGTGCTGGTTCTCAAATAATACCAAGCATTCAAGCTGTTGGTGTAGGTGGCAGAAATGATGCCTCTGTTGGTCACGGAATTTTAATTGAACCATCAGTTTCATATGTAACATTTTCTCAATATGCTGACTCAGTAAGATTTTTCTTAACAAAGCAAAATGGAAATATAATAGCATCAACTGGGACAATACATTCTTTTAACGCTAGAATCCCAATTAACGGTTGGCAAAATTCAAACATAATTATCGGCCAATTTAACGGATTAGAAAGGTGCTTAACTACACTGGAATGTAGTGATAGTTTTTCCGCCAAAGTAAGTTCTTCAGGTGTTGTAAGTGGAGAATCTATAGATTGGCTAAACGGAAACTGTTCTGTTGCTACAACTTCAGCATATACTTGCACATTTAACACTTCATTATTTACTGTAACTCCTAACTGTCAATTAACTCCAGACATTAACTCAGCGTCTGGTTTTCTTGGACAAATAGAAGCGTCTTCATCTAGCACAATTACAGCAAGGTTAAAAACTGACTCAGGTGGAAACATAGCCTCCGCATTTATATTAAGCTGTCAAAAGCAGGGAGTGGATTACATAGGCAAGACAGCAAAAGCAGTTTCTAGTGATCAAAACGTAAAATCAGTTGGGTTAACTGGTGCCGTGGTCAATAGTTGTGAATGGACTTCTGCAGGTGCATTCAACAATTCTACCATGTGCAATGCAGGATTTACTGCAATTTCAAAACCGGCAACAGGTCGTTATCAGTTAACTTTTAGAAATACTCAGAAAAACAACCCAGTGTGTACGGCAAACAATTTACAAGTTGGTGCCGATAGAATGTGTAATATATTTTCTGTCTCTACAACTGCCGTAACTATGCAGTGTGAAAACTCATCTACCGGAGCAGATTTAGACGTACCTGGATTTGTAATTTGTCATGGAGTTGAATAATGAAAAAACTAATAGTTAAATTTAATGATGAAATTATAGCTCAAACACAAGGTGCTTATGAAGACCTAATGATATGGTTAGAGGGTGACAAGCATAAATATCCAATCGACTCTATAGTTGAAATCTGGGATTACTCTTACGAGTTTGAATTAGCTGATTGTATTGCAAAAAGAGTCGCTGAATATCCTACCCCATCGGATTTTTTAAATGCTTATTTTGATGGCAAAGAAGAAGCACTTCACGACCTAGAGTTAAAAAGACTTGCCGTAAAAGCAAAATACCCTAAGCCTGTTTTAAAAGAACCAAGCTTGGATCAAACAATTATGATAGTCGAACAAGTAACTACAATAGAAGAGAATCAGAATTTACCTGATTTTGTAGACTAATGAAAACAATCGATCTTGTTACTAAATATATCGTCATCCCTTTAGTTACAGTGATCGGTTTTGTTTATGCTTTTGATAAATATATTATTGATCGAGCAAAAACGGCAGTTGAACCCACAAAAATTAAGGTAGAAAGTATTCAAGACGATGTTTCAGAGATTAAAATAAGAACTAGGAACATTGAAAACCTATTAATGAAAAGAGAATGACATGGCAGCAGATTATGACATTTCTATAGACCAAGGGGCATCTTTTTCAATGTTTCTCACACTCAAAGATCAAGCAGGTGAAAAAATAGACATTACTGGATACACATTTAGAGGCAAAATTAAAAAAGATTTTAACGAATCTAGTTCTCAGGCAATTTTCTCTTTCAATATTTTAAATCAATCAAACGAGTCAACCAAAGGTATGGTTGAAGTTATTTTATCTTCACAAGATACTGCATTAATTCAAACAAATGCTAAAGGCACGTCTAGGAACATTGTTAAAATGGTTTATGATATAGAAAGTCAGTCACCTTCTGGATTTGTCACAAGATGGATTCAAGGACTAGCCTTAATCTCTCCTGAAGTGACTAAATAATGCAAGAGATTGAATTAACCACTCAATCAATGAATCTTGAGGTGACTAGTATAGTTACTTCATTAGAAGCGTTTCAATCTTCACCTTCACAAATTGACATTGAGACTAGAGGTTTTCAATCACCTATTACTAAAATTTCCCAGTATGCTTATCAAGTTACTGCATTAGATATAGCTGAGAAAAAAGTTTTTATTACTGGAGAATTTGCCCCACAAGGTGGATTTATTAAGTTTCAACCTCGTGGTGCACCATGCGTCATAATAACTCTTGATTTTATTTTCAATGAAAACGACAATTCAATATCGTGGGATGGTCTTGGGCTTGATGGCATCTTGGAAGAGGGCGATTGGGTAGAGGTTTCATACTCATATTTTTATCACTAACATTTACAAGGAGAGTTTAGGGTGAGTTTACAAATTGAAAAGAAGTGGCTCGGTGACGAGGCAGTTGACGGGTCGAAAATTAAAATTCTTGATGGCCAGGCATTAGTTGCTGAAGGTCAATCAGGTGATGTTGATCTTATCAAGCTTAATGAGTCTGGAGATGCTGTTGTTCCTCAGGGTATTGTAGCATCTGAGGATTTTGTTACTTCTGAAATTTCTTCTGAAGCTACTTTAAGAATTGCAGGAGATGCTGCAACTTTGGCATCTGCTGAATCTTATACAGATGCAGAAGTCCTAGAAGAAAAAGGTCTTAGAGAAGCTGAAGATCTTACTATGTTCAAAAAAGACGGTTCACGTTCAATGGCCGGAAATGTTGACATGGCATTTTTCAAAATTGGATCACTTGGTAACGGTATGTCTATGGGTGACGCTGTTAACAAAGGTCAATTGGATGGTCTTGAGTCAAACATAAACGGACAAATTTCTACACTACAATCTAACCTTGAAGCTGCTGATGTAACTCTTCAAGGCAATATAGACGCTGAAGCAACCACTCGTGGTAATGCTGATTCTGCTCTATCTTTGCGTTTAGATGCTTTAGAAGCTGATGAAGTTACAAAAGCATATGTTGATGCTGCTGACCTAGTTCTTGATGGTAAAATTACAACCGAAAAAGAAAGAATTGATGCAATCCTTCTTTCTGCCGGTGCCAATACAGATACATTTGCTGAAATAGTTTCTTTAATTAACTCTGTTGATACAGAAAATGACTCAGCATTTGCCGGATATGTCCTATCTAACGATGCTGCCGTTGCTGCACTTCAATCAGAAGTAGATGCAACACAAACTGGTGCTGGACTTGGTTCAAATGGTTCTTACTCTGCTCCAGTTGGCACTAATTACCTTGGATCTGCTTCATCTCTTAAAGATGCAGACTTTAAATTAGATGCTCAAATTAAAGTTGTAGCAGATGAGCTTGCTTCAGAAGTTTCAGGACTAGAGTCTGCTGACTCTGCTCTTGATTCAAGACTTGATATCCTTGAAGCAGATCCAACAACTAAGTTGTATGTTGATACACAAATTAGCATTGAAGGTTTTGCTCGTCTTGACGGTGATACTGCTACTCTTGCTTCGGCCAATTCTTATACTGACGCTGAAGTTCTTGAAGAAAAAACAAGAGCTGAAGCTGCTGAAGGTATGCTAGGAATGAGAGTAACTTTCCTTGAAGGTCAAACTCTTGAATCTGACCTTATGTTTGAGGTTGGTGTAAACAGTGTTGGTGTAAATTCGATTACATTGCCTGTTGTTGCTAGCAAAATATACAAGGTTTGTGTTGGTCGTCTAAATGTCTTTAAAGGCGTAGACTACACTATCGGTACAGAAATGGTAATGGTTGGGCCAGTTCCTATGCCAAAGACAAAACTTACTTGGATCGGTGAACTTGCATCTAATGGTTCATCTCCTATTTCTTCAGGTGACAAGATTTTCATTTCTTATCTTTATAACGCTTAATACGTTTAACTGGGAGGGGCAACCCTCCCTTTTTTATTTTGGAGAATAATTTTATGCCAATACTTACAAAGCCTGCCCTTGTAGAAAAGGGAGTTGCTGCTGAATTTGAACTTGATAAATCTGCACTAGCATTACATCCGACAGTTGTTGCTGATGATTATTTTTCATCACCAAACAATTGGTCAAAAATACAGGTAAAATACAAATCTAATGTAGGTGGGCAATTTGAAGTAGTTGAATTTGATGCTACAATTGCAGAACCTATAGGAAGATTTTTCGTCTCAGAGACAGCTAAAGATTTATTTGAAGTAGAAAAAATCACTATAGTTGATCATGACGGAGGCATTCTTGTTATTCCAAGAGCAAGCTTAACTAGTGCTGAATTTGATATTAGCTTTCTATAATTCACTTAAATTTGGAGAATAAGTCATGCCAATAATAACAAAACCTGCATTAATCCAAAAAGGGGTTGAGTCAGAATTTACATTAGATAAAACATCATTAGCACTACATCCGATTGTAGTTGCAAGTCCTGATTTTTCTTCACCTAATACTTGGTCAAAGATAGATCTTAAGTATAAATCTAGTGTAGGTGGACAGTTTGATATAGTTGAATTTGATGCAAGTTTAGCTTCACCGACTGCATTTTTTTATGTTTCAAATACTGCTAGAAACCTTTTTGAAATAGAAAAAATTACCATTATTGATCATGATGGTGCAATTTTAGTTATACCTAGAGAAGATCTAACAGTAGCAGAATTTGACATAGAGTTTTTTGATGCACCATTTGGCTTAACCTATACTTCTCCAGTAATATACACTCAGAATGTTGCAATAACAAATAACGTCCCTGCTGTGACTGGAGGAGGACTAACTTATACTATTTCTCCAGCATTACCATCAGGACTTACTATTAATTCACAAACTGGGATTATATCGGGCACTCCTCTTGTAACATTAGCATCATCTAATTATACAGTTACGGCAACCAACAATGGTGGATCAACAACTGCTGTAATTAGCATAAGTGTGATTGATCAATTTGATTACATAACGTATTCATTTGCTACAACTCACGTATTAAATAATGTTGGCGGAGTTTCTGGCGGTGACGGAACAACTATTAAGTCTGTAGAGGGTAAATCTAATAACTTTGAATTAAATTTCTTATTTAATTTAAATTCACACGTATTGGTTGCTGGACAAAATGTTATTTTTGGAGCTGAACAGCACGATGTTTTTAGGACAAACTCTAATCCAAGGTTTACTGGTTTTATTTTAAGTAACGCTGCAAGTGGTTTACAAGTTTACAATGATGGGGCAGTCGTCTTTTCTACAACTGTTTCTTCTATCCCATCAGGTGATAATTTTTTTAAAATAATAAGAAACAACGGTGTTCTACAATTTAAACTAAATAGTACCGTATTACACACAGTAAGTACGTTATCTCATTTAGATATTGAAATGTTTCCTGCTGTTGCTGTTAGAGGTAATGTTGTATTAAAACAATCATACTTCTCTACAACCGAAGAGAACGTATATTATTTTAATAATACATACAAAGCACCAAACTTACTTGTAACTGACGGTGGTAAATCTCTTGAAGTTTCTTATGCACAAAATTATGGAACAGCATTAATTTCTGCTCCAGTGCATGAGTTTGCATCTAAGAGTTATTATTTTGAATTTAATGTTGTTAGTTTAGCCGCTGGTTCTCAAATTTCTTTTGGTTATAGAAAGACTTCTACAATTGGCCCAGTAGTGGCAAACCTCTCTAGTGCTACATTCTACTTAGGTGCCCATTCTTCTTCGGGAAATGTAGAATCAAGAATCTATTATCAAAATAGCAGAATGTATTTTAGTACAGGAGTTTTAGCTAATACTATTCCAGCTTTTACAATTTCTCAAGGCGACAACATAGGTATCCTAAGAATGCCGCAAGTTACAGCAGGGCATTTTACTTTTAGAATAGTAAAAAATGGTACTGTAGTAGGAACATACACTAATACTAGTGGTGGTAGTAACAGATTTGAGTATTTTGCAATACAATTACAAACAGTAGGGGATAAAGTTACAATAAACGATACTCCTGTTTATACTTTGCCTGCTAATACTATTTACGTTAAACCTTCATAAAAGGATAAATCATGGAACTGATTTTACAACACAAGGAAGAGTTTTTGTTTTTAGCTTTTGCAATCAGTGAGTGTTTAGCACTTATCCCAAGCATAAAAGCTAATTCAATATTTCAAATTATTTACTTTCAGCTAAAGAAGTTTAAAAAGTAATGTCGTCACTGATAAAATCATTGATTAACGTAGCAGAGGCAAGTCTTCTGCTACTTAAATCAAGAGAAGAAAATTATTATCACCGAAAATCTTTAGAGTTTGCTGAAAAATTAAATGAGCTAAAGCAGGAATGGTATGATGAATATAATAAAGATCCGGCGATTCGTTCCGATGCTTATCTTGATTTTATCAAACTTCAGCTGTGCAACTTCATCGATGATTACTCCTCTTTCATTCGAACTAAGGGAATACCGGATTAGTGAATCATTAGATGGTTTTGAATATCAATGGAGGATCCAAGGTAATTGCACAAAAAGAATAATTTTTTGTTTTGAATATGAAACTCTGATTAAAAAGGAAGTGATCAAGTTTTATGAAAAAGATAAAATCAAAAGATTCCTCGATGCAGGTTTCATACTCAAAAGACGAGAAATGCCATAAGTCTGAAACGCTTAGTAAATTATCTGCTCAAAAAATGCAAGCATTACAAAACAACGATACAAAAACAGCTAGCTTGATTCAAAAAATAATTAATTTATTAGAAGGTAAAAAATGAGCCGAAAGATTAATTTTATCGTATTGCACTGCTCTGACTCAGACCAAGCATCACATGACAATATCGAGACAATTCGTAACTGGCATACACTCAGAGGATTTATCGGGCCTGATGGCATAAAAGGGAATAGTGACGATATCGGCTATCACTACTTCATAAGTCGTAATGGAACCGTTCATCCAGGGCGAAAGGAAGAGTATATCGGTGCCCACGTAAAGAACCATAACCGTTTTAGCTTGGGAATATGTCTCTCTGGTAGAACCTTCAGCGATTTCCATAGCGAACAGTTTATCACGGCAAGAAAGCTAGTTGATGATCTTTTAAAGAAATATAACCTGACAAAAAAAGACGTTAAACTACACAGAGAATTAGACGCAGGGAAAACTTGCCCAAACTTTACCCTTGCTCAATTTTGGCAAACGTAAGTTGATCCTCAACTACCTCTAAACTATCAGCGTAAAAAGCTATACCATTAGATAGTTTTATTTTCTCTATGAAATTAACCTGGTCAATACTAGCTAGCTTTTGAAGTTCTTCTTGTGTGCGATATTTAAACTTTAAAGTTTTCTTGGATACATACGGTTTTTTAACTTCTATAGCTAAAAACCGACCGTCTTTTAAGATGCCTAAAATATCTGAGACTCCAGAAATATGATGAGGATTATTAGACTTTCTAAATACCTTTCTTGTCGGATCAAATAACCCAGTTGATTGATTTTTCCAGACAAAAATACCTTTGTTTCTTAAGAAGGTTAAGATTTGGTTTTCAATCATTTTCTCAGTAATATTACTATTTACCATTTATTGGATCGATGAGTTAATTGTTATTGTAGGCACTCGCTTACTCCATAATCCTCGGAGGTGGGTTGCATCTTAAGGATGAGATGCAATCTGCCTTTATAATTTTAATCTTTTAGTGAGTTCTTTAGATTTTTTAACTTCTTTTAAAGTAATAATTTGCATTATAGTTATTAACGCACCAACAAGAATTAAACCGATCCCAAGTCCTAAAACAAGATATTCATTCATAATTAAACCCATTTATGGATGTTGTCTGAAATATAATATGGCACCGAATACAGTGATTTGTCTTGGGTTTTATAGTTGCGTAATCGCCCAGTGCCGTGATGAATGCCTAGATGATGGCAAAGTTCATGGATTAAAGTTCCGGCAATCGCTACACTCCCCAAATCCGGCAACTTTCTAATGTTAAAATTAATGGCATTCCTTTCGTAATAAGCAATAACTTTAGACCATGGATTTTTGGGACGAAAAGAATACACATTGATTTTACCCTTATAACTTGTGAGAATTTCTAAAAAGTTATCAGGTGTATCATACTTCCAATCAGTTTTTTGCTTTAACTCTTTAGACATCACTGAGTATGGGCTTAACAATTTGTGGGCAATAAATATACCAGAATTAACAGTTTCATTTAGTGTGCAGTTGATAAACATTAAAATCCTAAGGGTGTATACCAGGCAGCAAATATGCCTAGAGCACTTAAAATTATAAATCCTGTAATAATGTATAAAAACAAAATAATACTATTTTTCATCTTTCATCTTTTTTATTTCATGGTTTAAACGGACAAATTCATCCATGAAGACTTGTTTTTGATTTTCTATAAATTCTTCAGCTAGTTTTAATTCATTCCTTAGACGATCAATTTCTTTTTTAAATGTTAAAAATGTTGAGGGGCTTAGTACGTCAATTTTCCGACTGCCTCTAACTGACATGCAGACTCGGTTGTTTCGGGTTAGATCCCAGTTAATAAAGAGCTCCACTTGTTCATCGCCACAAGTGAGTTTAATTGGTGCATTTTTGTTTTTAAAAACAGTAAATCCAATGGTGTCAGTCATAGGTATAATTCAGCATCACCATTCATCCATGGGGATTCATATGGATCTCGAGTTATTTGAATGCCTCCATGCTTATTTCTTTTTTTGCCCATAAAATTATCAAGATCAAGATTGTCATGATTACCGTCCATGGGTTCATAGCTATCATTTTTAGAGATTTTTGAACCTTTAATCCATGCTTCAAAAAGAATAGATCTAAGTGATAATGACCTAGTTCTTTTTTGAGTTCTATAATAAATTACAGGCCCATTTACTGAGTAGGAATGCTTATAAATTATTTGAGCTGGTTGTATTGTCCCATCGTCTGAAACGTATTTGCACCGACCATCTTTTGCAATCATTAATTCTGAGTATGAGGGTGATTTTCTAAATTCAATTTCCATTTTGTATAACCTCCAAACAGTTTTTAATTTTAGTCTCTAAGTAATACTTATTCATTTTTTCTAACTCAGATGCCTCTAAATATCCTGAAAACCGTCCACCATACCATCCGATAAAAAAACCAACCGAAATAAATAATAGAGTTAAATTAAAAGACATTTATCACCTCTTCATCAAGCTTTATTATCTTTGTGTTTTTATCGTTAATGTCCATATAAATTAATGTCTGGTCGTTTACTTCAATTACAATCCCATCATCTCGAGTAGACTTAACTGTAAAATAATTGCCAGGTCTTAATTCTTTAGCTTTCATTTAATACTCATGCCTGTGAATGTCGTAATTTTTAAACTTTTCCACAATAACTTGAGACATTTTATGTCCATCGTCTAAATAGGTATGGATTTTACCCTCTATGAAAATAGTAGATCCTTCACTAAAACTTGATTGAATAATCTTTGCAATCTCAGAATACGCAACACAATCAACGAGCTCTTTTCTTTCTTTTTCCCAGACTTTCAGCATAAATGAAACAACTGGTACTCCTTTAGACTCTATCGGAGTTATTTTTTTAATCTCGCCCATAAGAAACACTTTATTAAATGACATTATTTGCCCTTAAGTTATTTTTTTTCCTGACCATGACTGTGAACCTGACCCTGTCCATGGCCCTGACCATGACCATGACCATGACTGTGAACCTGACCCTGTCCATGGCCCTGACTGTGAACCTGACCCTGTCCATGGCCCTGACCGTGACCATGACCCTGTCCATGGCCCTGACCGTGACCATGACCATGACCATGGCCATGACTGTGAACCTGACCCTGTCCATAGCCATGACCGTGATCCTGACCTTGACTGTGATCGTGACCATGAAAATTGTTTTTTCCCTCGAATCATTTAAGAACTCCAAAACTTTCTATGCAATTCTTGGCAATGTAAAACTCATCAACACAAAGACTTTGAACGTCCTTATAAGTCTTATCCGTAAAGGCCCCAGTTTCATAAACTATTGCCGGATTTTTGATTAGAACGCAGTCATCTTGAACGCCTACTAGTTCACCTGTGTAAATGTAGTTTAGGCAAAAGAATGTGACTTTCTTTCCTAGCAAAGACAATAAACCTTCATTTTCTACAGTTACAACTTCAACTAACTTTTTCATTTTACCTTCCTTCCTTTCTATCTTTGTTTGCACTTTCAATTAATTTTGACGCTTCTGATTTTGTAATATCCTGTGAGTAAAAAATACCCATTTTAGTTAAAGCATTTTTTTGAGCATCACTGGCCGGAAATGATACGGTTGATTGAGATTTAACAGACTCAACCTGAAAAGATGGTTTAGGTGTTTCTATCTTTTTAGTGGCAACATAATCATTTTTAAAATCTGTTTTTTTCTGTTGTTCATTAATGTTATGTTTTTGGTTGTTTTCCCAGTCTCTTGATTCTTCATCGTCACAAGATTCAAGCATAAATGTTTTTAGGTAACAATATTTGATGGCCATGGAATATGCCTTACCGGATGCCTTATCGCCGGAATCAATTGCATAAGCAAAACACTGTGTCTGGTATTGTTCTGTTGGATTTTCTGAATTAATAAAAGTAACACTTGCCCAAACTTTAACCATATAAGAATTTGATTCAGTTACTTGCCCGTTATAAGTTTTAGAAGTACGTATAATTTCAAGTTCGCAAGTCTCCATTCTAGGCATAGCAACTATCCCAGCGTTAGCAATTGGATCATGAAGTAAAGCTGTAACATCGTCATGCAAAACAGCACTATAAGATGCTCTCTCGTTTATCTTAACCGTCCCACCTTTATGGACAGATTTAACGGTTTTTTGGATATCGTTTAGTTTTTGATAAAGGTTCTTCAATTGAAAACTCCTCGTTTAATATTTGAAATGCCCTGTCCAAGGGTTTAATTCGGTTCTTATTGATTGATTCACAATCGCACCCAGTAAGTGCCACTACATCGTCAAAATAGCCGTATAAGAGCTCATATTCGGTATTACAATGGATACAGTTAACCACCTCACTCATCATGTGCAGGCTCTATATCAGCTTCAGTAAACCAATTATGAATTTGAGAATCATTGTAGTTATTATAACGCACAACAATTTTGCCGTTTTCTTTAGATATAAATATTTGTCGGATTGTAAATTTGATACCTGGGAATTCGATAAGTTGGACTCTATCGCCTATGGAGTAGGATGTAATCATTTGATATGCCTTTGTTTAATATATAATAAACCAAATCTATACTCTAATTTAACTAAATTGTAAATATTTAATTTACTTTTTGAGGTAATTGAATAATAAATACAGGGCAGCCCTACGGGATTCCCATTTCTCCGTACTCCTTGCCAATTGGAAAGGTTGCACATGGTTAGGGTTAAGAGTAGCAAGTGGGTTCATAAACTGCGGCTCCGGGAAGCAAAGCTTGGTTATAGCAGGGATTGAAGACAGGATGAATAAACTTTAAGTTAATTTCTTAAGAGTTGTTTTCATCTTAGTTGTTTTTTCATTCCTGCTCACCAAAAAGCAATTTATTATGAATAGAATAAAAGAGTTTTTAGTTACTAAAGAACATTCGGAATTAATCAAAAAAAAAGTATTAATACAAAGAAATCAGTTTGATATTACTCAAGAAAGAAAGAACATTTTTTTTAATTCTGAAATATGGAAAAGTGTCAGAAAATATATATTAGAAAATTATGAAAATGAATGTTCCTATTGTAAGTCAAAAAATTATTTACAAATTGATCATATAAGGCCATTGTCAACTAACCCATCAAGAGCTTTAAAGTTAATAAATCTTCAAATTCTTTGTGTTGATTGCAATAAACTTAAATCAAACCTTACAAGAAAGCGTTATGGAATGACGAAAAAATGTTCTTGGAAGCCATTTAACCAGAAGAACGTAAGCAAAATGTGGATGGAATTTTTTCCTAAAAAAATTATATGAAACTAGTATATTACAATTCTGTGCTCAATTCTCTTTTTGTATTTGAATCAGATTTAAAAGCATCTTTAATCTTTTTCCATGCCGTAAACAATAACTTAATAGAACATTGGGTTTGCTTGGGTGAGTTGTGAAAGCAATATTAGAGTTTAACCTTCCAGAAGAGCGTGATGACCACATTAATGCCTTGCATGGTTCTATCTACAAGATAAAAATAGATACTCTTTATGATGAGGTGTTTAGACCTATTTTTAAGTATGATCAACCTGTTAAAGGCAAAGTATTGTCTGACTCAGAAAGAGAGCTCCTGGAGCATGTTTGGGAGCTGTTGTATGAACATTTTGATGGTGTCCTAGATTAGGATTTTAAATAATTCCTAAATAACTCTTTGCAATGCTTATATGTTTTGAAACAATTATGTAAACATTTCAAAGAGAGTTAGAAATGGAAATTAAAGCTACTAGCATCGTCATGGTGCCGATCAATAAGATAATTCCGAACGATAAAAATAATAACATTCATACTGAAGAACAAAAAAGATACGCAAGAAAGATTTTTGATTATCAAGGTTTTAGAGCTCCACTTTTAATATCCAATCGCACTGGTAAACTTGTAGCAGGTCATTTGAGGCTTGAGATTGCCAAAGAAAAGGGTGTTAAAGAGCTTCCTTGTATGTACCAGGACTTTGACAGTGAAGAGCAGGAGTATGCGCATTTAACGGCGGATAATGCTTTAGCTGCTCAGTCTAGTTTAGATTTTGGGCAAATTAATGCTGACATTTTAGAGTTTGGCCCGTTTGATATTGAGTTATTAGGTATTAAGGATTTTGTAATAGAGCCTTTAGAAGGTAAATTGCCAGAACTAGAGTCCGGGGAGCCAGATTGCCAGCAAGTAACTTTTGTTCTTTCAAATGAGCAGAAAGATATTCTTGATGAAGCAATAGCAAAGGCAAAAAAAGAAGAAGATACAAATGATGAGCTTAATCAAAACTCAAATGGAAATGCTCTAGCAGCGATAGTGAAACGATATGTTTACGGCTAAAGATATTAAAATTAAAGTAATTGATTCAGCATCATCCAGAAAAATAGTTGAGAGATACCATTACTCAGGTAAATGTACTCAAAATTCCCAAATTCATTTTGGCGTTTTTCTTAATGGTAAACTAGAAGGTGCATTACAGTTCGGGCCATCAATAGACAAAAGAAGAATGGCGCAAAATTTAGGAATAGGATTTAATGAATCACTAGAGTTAAACAGAATGGCACTTTCAGATAATTGCCCAAAGAATTCAGAGTCTAGATCATTGGGAATATGTTTAAGATTATTAAAAAAAACTTATCCTCATCTGAAAATAATTATCTCATTTGCCGATGCTTGCCAATGCGGTGATGGAACTATTTATCGTGCAAGTGGTTTTAAATTGAACTCATTTAAGAAAAATGTGGATTTGTTAGTAGGCCCAAATGGTGATGTTATAGCTGGAAAATCATTAGCTAATACAATTGTAAGCAATGGTAGACAGTTAATAGAAGTTTACAAAAAACAAAAAGGTTATAAACCACTATCTGGCTTTCAGATGAAGTATCTTTATTTTTTTGACAAAGAAATCGAAAAACGTTTTAAATTCGTTGATTTTGACAAAATACCCGACTATGTGAAAATGTATAAGGGATTAAAGCGTAGTGAGCATGATAATAATGTGTCTAACTTCCAGTTAGAAGAAAGCGGTGCAACTCCGACTACTACGCTCCATTTTGAAGATAACTATGAGTAATAAATCCACTCAAAGTTTCCAGTACGCACAGATAATTTTTAGTCCTAGGATTATTCAAAAAAAGCCTATTACAAGCATACATGGCATCATCTTTAGAGGCATGATTAATACTCAAAAATTGTTCAATAATTGCAAAATCATCTTTCCTAAGTTTAGAAAAACTTTTTTTAAGCCATGGATGATTAGAACAATAAGTAACATAAGATTGATAATTCATATTTTAATTATACCACACAGCAACAAAAACATATATCATATTGAAAAGATTACAATTTATGGGTAGACCTAGTAAAAACTTAGAAAGCATGGAATTTGATGGGTGGGAACAACTAGACGCTCTTATTGTTTGGGCATCCCAGGAATACTGTTGTGAAAAACTTGGTGTTAATACGGATACACTTACAAAGAAAATAAAAGAAAAACATGGATGCAGTTTCTCGGAATATAAAATTAAAAGACAAGAACCAATGCGAATAAACCTGCTTAAAAAGCAATATGACGTTGCTATGGCGGGAAATGTTTCGATGCTAATATGGCTTGGTAAAAATATTTTAGGCCAGTCAGATAAGATTGAAAATAAAACAGTTGAGGTTTCAAAAGAAGATACAAAGATTCTTATTAAAGAAGCCCAAGAACTAGTTGAGAAAATGCAGTGAACATTATTTTAAGAGAGTTTCTCCCAGACGATAAAAACTTCATTTTAACTACAATGATTAAATCCTCTTATGAGGACACAACAGGGAAGAAGGAACGCTTTTCTGTTTATCATGACGGTTTATCGAATTGCCTGATTAATAAATTTCAGTCAGGTGAGATTAATATCCTTGTTGCCTGTACCGATGATGACCCTACATTCATAGTCGGGTATGCTATTTATGATTTGAATTATACGCTTCATTATGTGCTAGTTAAGATGGCATTTAGACGTATGGGTATTGCCAACATGATCCTGGATAAAATCTTTAAAACAAAAAAGAACATTACGGTCAGCTTTTACACGAAAGATCTAAGGTTTTTACTAAATAAATACAATCTCGAATACGATAGGTTTAAATTTTACAAATAGGAGTCATCATGGAAGTTATAGCAGTTTGTTTTGCTCAAGCAGTGCGTTTACCTAATCACAAGAATGAAACTTTTGTTGCAGTAGACGCTCATACGTCGATTGATTGGGACTCAAAGTTGAGTGCTGTTGTAATTAAGATGAAGGATATTCAAAAAGAAGTATTAGTGTTTTCAACCAACATTGCTTACCTAGTTAAAGCTGAATCAAAGAAATAAATTAATTGGAGAGTTGGTCGAGTGGTTTAAGGCAACAGTTTTGAAAACTGTCGTAGATGAAAGTCTACCTTGGGTTCAAATCCCTAACTCTCCGCCATAAAATTATATGAACAATCAAGACAAACAAGCGTTTGAGAAGTGGTTTTTAAGTTTAGATGACTCTCACCTTAATAGAGTAATAAAGCTTAATCGTGGTGCTAGTTATGAAGCATGGCAAGCTGCTTCCGAGTATATGAGAAATAAATCTAATCCCTTAGACGCATTATCACTTTTTGAAAAACTTGAAATAGAAAGAGCTGAAAACAAAAAGCTGCGTGAGGCTTTAGAAAACATTAAAAATAATGAATGATGCTGCCCGTTTAAAAATAATTATTGAAGAGCTTAAGCGCAGAGGCATCGGGCAACAAGTTAACTTTTTAGATCAATCATTCACAAAACAATTCAAAGCATCTCAGGACAAGTCAATCCTTAAAGGCATTCAATGTACCAGGCGAGCAGGTAAATCAACAGGAGAAGCAAAAGAAACGCTTCAGACTGCACTAGATGAAGCAGAGACAAAACACTTATATGGTGCTCTTACATTAGGATCTGCAAAGAATATTATTTGGGACATAATGCTCCATGAGTTAGAAGAAAAAAAGATTCAGTTTAGATCAAACGAGCAACAGGGCATCATCCGTCTTAATAACAAGTCAGAAATTAGATTGTTTGGGTTAGATTCATCCTATAAAGAGATGCGTAAGATTTTAGGTGGGAAATATAAAACAGTTAAAATTGATGAAGCTGGGTCTATATCTCAAGATTTAAAAAAGATTTGTTACCAAATGATTATGCCTGCACTTGCCGATGTGTCTGGTAGGCTAACCTTGCTAGGCACTGCTGAAAATATACCTAAAACATTCTTTGAGCAGGTTACAAGTGGTAAAGAGCCAGGATGGTCTATCCACAAATGGTCTGCATTCGACAATCCTTACATTAAAGATAAATGGCAAGAGCACGTAGACTGGATTAAAAACTTTAACCCTATGTTCATGCTAACCTCTGAGTATAAAACACATTATCTTAATGAGTGGTGTGCAGATGATAAGTTATTAATCATTAAAATTAATGAGAATACTATTATTGATCCGATTGATTTAGTTAACCCTACTTACATACTGGGTGTTGATATTGGATATAACGATGCTACAGCGTTCACTTTAGTTGCATTTCACCACAAGTCACCAAACTTATTTGTGGTTGAGGCAGTAAAAGAGAAAGAACTAGATATTACCGACACTGCAAATAGGGTTAAAACTTATTTGAGAAACTACCCAATAGGAAAAGTCATTATTGACGGTGCAAATAAGCAAGGTGTTGAGGAGATAAAGAACAGGCATTTTATCCCACTGCATGCTGCTGAGAAGACCGATAAGGCATCATTTCTGAAAATCCTTGCCGATGATATTACTAGAGGTAGGGTTCAATACTTCAAAGGTAAATGTGATTCATTAATAGAAGAGCAAGAACAATTACAATGGAAAGATGATACTAAACAAGTTGAAGACCCTAGGATTCCTAACGATCAAAATGACTCTTTTCTTTACGCATGGAGAGAAGCACGCAACTATTTATGGAAAGAAGAAACAAAAATGCCTAACATTGATTCAAACGAATATATGGATGCATACGCAAAACAACTTTTAGATATGAGGAGAAAACAAAATGAGTATCAATATTGAAGAAATGGACAGACTACTGCACGTACTAAGAGCTCACTCAGTGGAGTCATTTAAAAGCGGTGATATTGAAATAAAAATAAGCCCAGTTAAATACATATCAGAATCAAACGTGTTGCCTAGCATTGGTTCTTCTGAAAAGATTACTGAAGATGATTTATATTATTCTGCTTCTAACCTTAAACTGAGAGCTAATTAATGGAACTACAAAAAAATTGGTGGGACATAGAAAAAGATCCACATAAAAGAGTATTTGAGACTGCCGGAAACATTAGAAGAAACCAAACTGCCCAGGAGGATTTAGATGAGAGGCATTTTAGACTCTATTCTGGGCTACCTCTTTATTCTGCTTTTACTTTCAATCTTACGTTTGACACTCTGGATGCTAAATTCACAATGAACATTGTTCAAGCAGCAACCAATACTCTCGTATCTAAGATTGCTAAAAACAAAGTTAGACCATCATTTTTAACGGATGACGGTGACTGGGGTATGCAACAACAAGCAAAGAAACTATCCAAATACGTTTATGGACAATTTTACAAATCTAAAGTTTATGAAGAATCTAAAAAAGCATTAAGAGATGCTCTTATATTTGGTGATGGGTTTATCAAGCACTGGCATGATGCCCAGGGAAATATCCATTTAAAGAAAGTATTTAAGCCATGTCTTGTAGTTAACCAAGCTGAAGTCATGTATGGAATGGAGCCTAAGACTATCTATGAAGTGAGAGTAGTTGATAAGGGGACATTAAAAGAAAAGTATCC